GAAAAGAAAAAAATGGAGTGGAGAAAATTGGTATACTCTAGATGTAGGAAAAGTTTTTTTAGAAGATGAAGTAAAGGAGATTAAAGATGAATAGATTTATTATTGAGAAGACACCAAAGGAAATAGCATCATCTCTGTGTGACCAACACATTGTCAAGATGCCATTGGAAGAAGCACAGATGCTATGTACAACACTATGGCATCATGCTCCTGACTATGCAGAAGAGCATGGGTTGTATAAACCTGTACATCAGAAGCATCCATGCACGTTATGGGCAATGGAAAATAGGTTAAACTATATTTGGGCATTTAGTTTGTATGACTGTATGTTAAGTGAGTACACTAGAAGATATAATAAAATACATGGTGCAATCAAACATTTTCAAGCCTTGTGGGAGGGCAAAAAGTTTGTACCTGATTGGAAGAACTTTATAACACCACACCCACAATGTTTTAGTGGGCATGATGACTTGAAGACAGATGAGAACTTTCCTATCCAAGCATACAGAAAGTTTTACAAAGTTGACAAACTAAAATTTGCAAGGTATAAGTATACAAATAGACCCCAATGGCTAGAGGAGAAACAGAGTGCCTAAGATTAAAGACCCATCAAGGATAGGAGATATAGCTGAACTTGAAGTTGCCTTGCATCTTTTAAACGAGGGATATGAAGTGTTTAAAAATGTGGGTTGTACAGGTCTAGTAGACTTGGTTGTTATATGTCCTAAGACTAAAGAGATATTACTATATGATGTTAAGACTACTACTACCTATACAGATAGGGATAATATCACTACAATTTATAGTAATGCAGCGACAGAAGAACAAAGAAAACTAGGGGTAGAGGTTGTAACTTTACACAAAGAAAAATTATATACTGACCCCATAAAAATAAAGGAGAGATTTAAAAATGAAAATACATAGAGTAGTACAGATGTTGGGAGCAACAACAAGCACAGGTAAATTAGCAGATGATATGTATGATTTAAATTATAAGGATTACTATTCAAAAGAACAGGATAGATACATACCAATATCACACATGGACTTTCAACATTTGGTCAGAGCATTTGTGAAACAGAATGACGAAGACGTTAGGACTGATACACAAGAAGGTAAGATAAAAGAACAGGCAGAGTTCTATGATGATGTTGTTGAAAAGAATGACAAGATATATAGGAAAAAGATAAAGGAACTTGAGTTAGAAAACCAACGTCTTGTCCAACAACTTGAGCATGATGAAACTGTAGTGTCTAAGGAAGCCTTTGAAGACATGAAGAAAAGGTATGAGCATGAGGTAAACAATGCAGAGTTTTGGAAAAACACATGCTACAACAATCAACCTAAAGGGTGTGGCTATGTATTCAGCGAGATACCTAACGACACAGATGGTCAAGAGTTTGTTGACACTATGAAGAAGTACTTCAATAGGAAGACATATAAGATGCGAGTACGTGGACAACACATCAAGCCTGAGTTAAGGGGTACAGGTGCTACTGAATATGGTCAGAGTAGAGATGAGTCAACACACTTAAGAATATATATTGATGTTAAATAAATTGTTTACCCTTTGCTTTGGTGGTGTGATAACATTATACATCACATACATCATGGCAATGGCTATCATCAATACATTTTGTAAATGTTTATAACAGAAAGGATAATAATATTATGACTAAAAAGAAAACAAAAGAAATAAATAAGATACTCAATTTAACTAAACATCAGGCAAAGCAGATACTAGATATGCTTGAGGACTTACGTAGTATTAATGCTAACACAGACGAAAAAGTACCACTAGATTATGAACAGATATGTAAGCTAGATGGAATGGAGTTTCAACTTGCTAATATTGTTGGTGCTAAAGTTGAGTGTGAACATGGACATTATACAAGATGGAGTGGGTCTTATGAATATAAGACTTGACTTCTGTCTCAATATCTTATACAACACAATTATTAACAATCAAATGCCACAAGTTGTGGCAACATTTACAAAGGAGAATACAATATGCCATTAGATATAGTACAAGACAAATTAATTAAATTAGATGATAACTTAAACTTCAAGGTAGCTTACGAGCCTACTAAGATGAGAGACCACAAGTATGTAGTCAGAGAAGATACAGGCGAGTACATGGGTATCGTTGGTAGTGGGTTCAAGTGTGCATCACATCCTGCATTTTTTGATGCTATGGAAGATGTTATACAAGACAATCGTGACTTCAAAGATTTGTATGGTGCAAAGGTTAAACTTAGAAGTGCTAGGAATAATGCATGGTCGTTAGTAGACATCACATTACCTAATGTATCACATACTATAACTACCTCTAAACATCAGACAGTTATCAATGAAAGAATTATAGGCTTACATGCTATTGATGGCTCATGTTCTAATCAAGTACACTTTGGTGCTATAGATACCTTCTGTACTAATGGTCAGATTACAGGAGAGTACGACACAGTGCGTAAGAAGAATACATCAGGGTTCAACATAGATACGTTCATATGGGAACTCAAGAACTCTAAAAGTAATTTTGATGCAAGACAGAGTTATCTACAGTCAATGGCTGATACACCACTCAACGTAGATGGTAAAACTTTACTTGAGAAGATAATCAAGTCAGAAAAGTTAGCTAAGAAGATGTACGAGTTAGCTTGTGTAGAAATATCTAAGAGAGGTAAGAATGTATTCGCCTTATACTCTGCCTTCACAAACTATGCATCTTATGCAGATGACAGAAATGGTTTTGCCTTACGAAATACAGGTAAGGATACTGTTGCACAATCTATGTGGGCAAGAGAGCAGAAGGTATCACAATGGGTATCATCTCCTGAGTTCAAGTCCTTGATGGTAGCTTAGTATGAAAGTAAAAACCCTCATTCAGGATTACTATTTATCCTTTGAATACAATAACTTACGAGCAGAAACTAAAGCACAGTATAAATACTTTTTAGATGTATTTTCCAACACTTCTGTTCAAAAAAATCAGAAGCTAGGCAGTCTCGTACTGTCTAGTTTGACTACTAAGATGGCTAAGTTAGCATACAATGTGTGGTGTGATAGAGGTATATCTATGGCTAATCACATCATGTCCGTAGCTAGGGTATTACTCAATTATGGCATAAATATGGAACATTGTGGCACGAACCCTTTTAGTAATATAAAGAAACGTGTATCTCATAATCGTAAGGTTGTGTGGTCTAAGAAAGACGTTATCAGGTTTCTTGATACTGCCTACTCAGACTTCAAAACACGAAGTATAGGATTGATTGCACATATGGCATATGAATGGTGTCAAAGAATTGGCGATATGCGATTGTTGGAATGGTCTAGTATAGATTTAGATGAGAATAAAATGTATTTACTACAATCAAAACGAAGAGCAGAGGTGTTCTTACCTATATCTGATGAGTTATCAGAGATGTTACGTCAGCAACACGAGGATTATGGGTTTCAAAAGTATGTAGTACCTCGCCCACGAGCATACAGAGGGTCTTACGTGCCTTATTCACTTACTAAGCTACCTCTAGTAGCTAGAAAGGTTATGGACTCTGCTGGACTCTCTAAGGAACTTCGTCTTTCTGACTTACGTAGGACAGGTACAGTTGAAATGGTAGATGCAGGTGTGTCAATGGGCAACATTATGTCCGTTACAGGTCATGCTAATCCACAATCTGTAAAACCTTATATGAAAAATACCTTCACGAGTGCTAATTTAGCATTGCAAACTCGTAGGGGGTTGACAGAAAATAAAACCCATGGTACAAGCATGTTATATGCCGACACAAAGGAGTAATATAATATTATGATTAATATATATGAATATGTAATACATTTAAATGTAGAGAATGGAGAGACTAAAAGATTAAATTGTCCTCTATGTAATTCTTACAAAACATTTTCTGTAACAAACAATATGGGTTCACTCCTTTGGAACTGTTATAAAGCAGGTTGTAGTACAAAAGGTAGTTCTCGTGTACACTTAACTGTCGATGAGATACGTTCTATCCAAAAGAAACAAGAAAAAAGTGATGATAGTAGGTATGAGATGCCTGATTACATCGTGTCACATGGTTATAGAAAAGAAGTTATGGACTTTTGTGAACTGTGGGGTATAGAGATAGATGAAGTAGATTTATTATATGATGTAAAAGAAAGTAGAGTAGTCTTTCCTATAAAGAAAGATGGAAAGATTGTTGATGCTACAGGAAGGTCAATCTATAATAAGTTACCTAAGTGGAAACGTTATGGTAACTCGGACTTGCCTTATTCATTTGGTTGTGGTAGTATCGCAGTCGTAGTAGAGGATTGTGTGAGTGCAGTCGTTGTTGGAAGTGATGTATATGCTGGGGTAGCTGTGTTGGGTACATCATTATCAGAATCACACAAACGATTCCTTTCACAATTCTCTACTGCAATAATTGCTTTAGACCCTGATGCATTACCTAAGACCCTAGCTTTTGCAAAAGACTTGAGAACATATGTAAAAGATGTAAAGATACTAAAGCTTAAAGATGATATAAAATATAGACTAAAGGAAGACGAAGATAATTTGAAACTATTAACCCCAAAGGAGACACAGAAATGGAATTAGCATTAGTACGAAGTCTCATGGATAAAACATTCTATGATGACCACAGAGGAGCTAGATGTCCTGATAGATTATTTAGTAAGGATACTAGAAAGATTAAACAGGCTATTGATACTGCCATGAGTAGGTATGAACGTACTGTTACACCTGATGAGATTGAAGCCTTGTTTATGTCTAACAATCCGTCTATGACTACTGCACAGAAGCAAGCTTATAGTTCTTTGTTCAGACAAATTAAGAATGAACAACCTATGGGAGCAGACATAGCACAAGAAGTGTTATCAAAGTTATTTCAACAAGTCGTTGGCGAAGATATTGCTAACATAGGATTTGATT